TACCATGGTTCCAATACACATATCTGCGAAGGAATAATTAGGGCGGCGTGGCTATCTAAAGCAAAGTATTTAAACTTGTATATCCATTATACTTAGTATGGCATACATAATGACTACCGAAGCCGAGATACAACAGAAAAGCGGTGCTAACGTAAACGTTGCTTTTAACACTGCAATGATGACTGCAGCAAACCTCAGAGCTGAAAGTACAATAAACAGCATGGCAAGAGAAAATTTTAGTGACTCTTTTGCAGGTTTAAACATAGACCTCAAACAGATATTATCAGATATAGCTAGTAGTTTGGTTGCAATAGAAGCTATAGCTTACGATATGTCAGGTTACACAAGTCTGAGTGAAGCTGAAAGCATGATAACAGTCTTACGAGATGGTGCTTTACGAGGATTAAGCATACTTCGAGACAAAAAAGCTCAAGACTTCATCAATGGCCCATGATTTTAAGAAATTCCCTGAATTAAGAACTAATCAACTCGATTTATACTATTTTGACAGTCCACACAAACAAATCTTTGAAGATTTCACTGCCAGAGTTGTAAAGGTCCATGACGGCGACACAATTACTGTCAAATGGCTTGAACGAGATTTCCCATTCCAAATAAGATTCAATAACTTAGCGGCACCAGAACTTTCCGAAAAAGGTGGTTTCGCTGCAAGAGATTGGCTCGAAGAACGTATATTAAACGAAGAAGTACTAATAAAAGTCGACCCAAACAATCGCGTAGAAAAATGGGGACGATTACTAGGTCAAGTTATCCATAACGGCATGGACATGGCTGAACAAGAGATTTGGGCAGGATATGCTGTATCTTGGGGAAACCGTAAAGAAGGCAAAATCACAAACCCTATAAAAAAACTTAAACCTATAAAATGACATTACAATTTGGGAGTCTATTCCCACCAAAACGAGCAATAACTGCAAGTTACGACTTTGTAGATATAGCAAGTGGCACCGGCTACGTTTCTTATGACTGTGTTGGAACTTATATAAGCACAGGTCCTAGTTTTGACTTTTATATGATTGACAGCAGTTTAAGAACATCTTTTGGCTATGCGGGAACTTCATATAATACTTACGATAATTGGTGGTATTGTTCAAATGCTAAAGGTTCAAATATGGATATAGATTTTGATTTAAGTGAATACAAAATCCCAAGAACAATAGAAGGCGATTTAATTGTAAGCGGTAATGCTGTTGGCGATGATGGAAGTGCAGATACAATAACTATACAAATCAAAGTACGTAAATGGGACGGTGCAAGTGAAACAGAAATAGCAAACCTAACAACAGAAATAGTGATAAACGCAAATACTATCGGAACTTGGAACACAATAATATCAGTACCACGAACACATTTCAAAAAAGGTGAACAATTAAGAATAAGTTTAATTGGAACAACTGACGACAATATAGGAATACCTCACAATCCGAGCAATTCTGCAATGGAAGGACTAGTTAATTTCACAACACCAATTACTGCAGGAAATTCAAGACTTACTGTAATGGTACCTTACAGAATCAACATATAAAAATGATAGACCCAACAATAATTCAAATGATAACGACGGTAGGTTTCCCTATTGTAGCTTGCGGATACATGGCTGTAAGATTTGAAGGGATCATAAAAGCTAACACGGAAGCTATAAATAGTTTAAGAGACATTATATTAACATTAAAGAAATAAAAACCTTAAAATCAAGCACGAAATTCATGATCCTCTTTTCTGCGGAAAACAGGAAATTCATTTCGTAATTAATTAAAATGCCAGACACAAAAATAGGAAGTGCGGAAACCGGAAACTTTACTGCAGCAGATTACAGCGTAGATTCTGCAACAACTGACGGAGCAACAGGCCAAAAAGAATATACTTGGCAAATGACTAACTGGCCAGAAAATCTTGGCTTCTACAAAAACACTTCACAACTAAAGATTTCTATTGATACTAAAAGTACATGGACTGTTGGAAAAGGTTACAAAAGTGATGAACTAACTGAACTAACTTTAGGCACTATCAAAGGTTTCGGAAAAGATTCATTTAACTCAATTCTTGCTAACATGATACGAGTGTACCATATCGCAGGTGACGCTTTCGCTGAAATAATCCGTGACGAAAAAGATAGGTTAATAAACTTAAAACCTTTAAGCCCTGACTCAATCAAAATAGTTTTTAATAAGGGTGGAATCATTATCAGATACGAACAAACTGACAGAACACCTGAAAATAAAACTATAAAGAAATTTAACCCAGAAGAAATATTCCACCTTAGTAGAAACCGAGTTGCTGACGAAGTACATGGAGTGAGTTTGGTTGACGCAGTTAAATGGAATGTTACAGCTCGAGAAGAAGCTAAACGAGATTATCGTAAACTATTACACAGGAATGTATATCCAGTAAGAATCTGGCACTTAGATACTGACGAACCTACAGAAGTTGCAGCATTCAAAGCAAAAGTTGCAGCAAGTAAAGGTGAAGCTGAAGACATATTTATTCCAAAAGGTGCAGTTGAAACTGAAATTGCAGCAGTACCAAGTAACTCAACACTAAACCCATTACCTTGGATAGCTGTACTAGAAGGAGAATTTTATCAAGAAACTGGAGTCCCTAGGGTAGTTGTTGGGGGAAGTCATGGAATGACAGAAGCTGCAGTAAAAATTGAATACTTAGCTTTTGAACAAACTATTGAAAACGAACAATTATACAACGAAGAACAAGTTTTGGGACAATTAAACTTAGAAATCGACTTAGAGTTCCCAGCAAGTTTACAAAACGAATTAATCACAGACCAAGGAAAATCTGAAACTATGCAAGCAAGCACCCCGGAAGATACAAGTAACACAAATATAGGCGTAAGTCCTGCAGGTGCACAATAATGGTAAGAAAAATTAAAGAGAAAAAGAAACCTAATGGGCCACCTGGCCCAGGAGGACCTGGAACTCCTAAACCAAATCCTAAAGTTAAATCTGCTGAAACTAAAGCAAAGAATGTACAAAAAGATATTGAAAAATCCGAAGTTTCTATTGGTAAAGTGCCCTCTCAATTAAACGTACCTCAACTAACACACGAACAAACCGCAGCCTTTACTCAAGATAAAGGTAAAGAATTAGGTTTACTACCTGAACAAGCACCTGAAGAACAAAAAGGATTATTCAAAAGTAATGAAAGTTTTTTAGGAACTCCAAGTAAAGCAAAAGATGCAGCATTAATAGGGGGAGTCGCTTTAGGAACTTTAGCATTAGCAGCTTTAGCATTTACTCCTGCAATGGCAGCAGCAAAACCTGCTATAGAAAGTTTAATTAGCGGAGGAACACAAGTTGCAGCAGGAAATATACCAGCAGAAGCAGTAGCAAGAGCAGCAGCTGGAGACTTATCACGTACAATATTAAAAACAACTACAAACTTAGCAACTGGACATGTTTCAAAAGTTGCTATTAACACAGTTACGGCAGCAAAAACTGCAGGAATATTAACTAAATTAGCAATTTTATTCAAAAGTCCAAAGATAGTTTTAGGAATGTTAGGGAGTTATGCTTTTTCAACAAACTTTGCTATAAATGAAAGAAATGATGCAGTTGATGCACTTAATAGAGCAATAACAAGTGCAAAAATCCAAAAAGATTGGACTTATGTAAAAGAATTAACAAGCAGAATAAGTGATATAACAGAAGATAAACTAAGAACTCTAAAAATATTAGCTCCATTTCTCAACTACCCTCAAGCAGGACTATTAAAAATTCAAACATTAGGACAGTTAGCGATAGATTCAGAGATCAAAGCTGATGAAGAACTAGCTAAACAACAAATTCAGCAACCACAGACGGAAGCTGAACGAATATTATTAACAGGAAAATAAAAAGGTGATAAAAAGTGGCAGAAGAAATCAAAGAAGAAATCAAAGAAGAACAACCACAGAACATGGTGGAAAAAGCAAATGCAGCAGCTGACAGAATGAAAGCTGAGAATGACAGATATGAGAAATTAGTTGAACGTCAAGAAGCAACAAAAACACAAGAAATTCTATCCGGTTCAGCTGAAGCAGGTCAAGAACCAATTAAACCTAAAGAAGAAACTGACCAAGAATATGCTCAAAAGGTGATGTCAGGTGACATCTAAACCAAAAGTGCCTAAAAACTTAGGCATAAAAATAGGTTCTAAAGAAGAAGTATTTTGGACTGGCGTTAAAACTAGATGTGATGAACTTATACAACAGTCAGAACATGAAATAGTTATTCAAAAGCATGTATTGGCACTTGCAGTTTCCAAAATAGAACAGGAAAAAGAAACATTTAAATAGATGTTTCGCCTTTAATTTTTTATGGCAAACGAAGCAACACTTGTAATGGAGCTCGAACTCCCAATTTCTATGACCTGTGCAGATGGCACAGCAATTCCAAAAGGTTCACTATTAAAAGTAGTTGACCCGTTCACAGTTGAAAAAACTACTGCAGACGCTGACGAATTTGTTGGTATAGCAGCAGAAGAAAAAATCGCTAGTGATGGAGTAACTTCTATAGGCGTATATCTTAGAGGAATTTTTAAAGTAACAGATGCAGGTGCAGGTGTTTCAGTTGGTCAAATGTTAAAAATGAATGGTGCTAACTTAGTCTCAACAGCAGACGAAGCGGGCGCACAGGCAAGCCTAGAAAAAGTAGGTTACGCTTTAGAAGCAGCAGGTGCAGGAGATACATTCTTAGCACAAATAGGTAAATAAAATGGCAGACACAACAGGTGAACAGGACATTCGTGGAATTAACATCGATAAGTTAGCTAAAGGCTTCGCAGACGAAGCAAACGTATTTAAAAAACACACATTAATAACAAAAACACAAGCTAGAGAAATCCGTTGGTATCAAAAAACCTCAGGATTCCTAGACACAACTACAACAACTGGTTTAACTGGTACACTTATGGCTAACGTAGCTAGTAGAGCAAGACCTCAAGTAATCGAACAAAGTTGGACAAGACAAACTTCTCATGTAAAAAAATTCTTTGTAGAATCTCCAACAATATCACTAGAGGATATTAAAGATTCTGATATTAACGTATTAGCAACCAACGTACGAGACATTGTACGGGCAGTAGCTAGAAAAGTTGATCTACGTATATACTCAGTATGGGTTGAAGCAACAGTAGCAACTCCAACAGTACCAAACCCGACACTAATTAACCACACTGCAGCAACTGCAGAATGGGACGTAACAGCAACAGCTAACCCAATTAAGGACATCTTAGTAGGAGCTCAAAAAATCAGGTCATTTGGTTACGAACCACTTGGCGGTACAATGTTAATGAACTCTATCGAACATTTAAGATTACTAAGTTATTTAATTGATGTAAAAGGTTCAAGTATTCCTGCATTTGCTAGTGAAAAAATCAAAAGCGGAGTATTAATGGAACTTCTAGGTTGGAACATAATCGTTAGTGAAAACGTTACAACTGATTCAGTATTACAAATCTTACCAAAAACATCTGCAACATGGAAAGGATTTATACCAATCACATCCGTTGTTATTAACGAACCTGGAATTGGTAAAAAAATCAGATGTTGGGAAGAAGGCGAAGCAGTTTTGACAGACCCAAAATCTGTGCACTTAATCACTAACACTTCTACATAGGCATATTAAAAATGACTAAAGAAAACAGTAAAAGATTGTACGACCACTTTGTAAAAGAAGGGATGGATAAAAGTGTTAAAGACATTCTTAAACATTTTCCTGAATTTAAAGTAAAGGTTGAAGAACCTAAACTTAAAGAGACTAAAAAACATGGGAAGAGACCAAAGAGATGAAGAACCCGGATTTCAGGGAAGCGCACTTAGAGACGCTTCAGTAGGACTAACTGCCTCAGCAGGTTCAATACAAGGTGGTGGAGTAATAATTGCTAATTATAATGTTATTGACACATCTGGCGCTGCCGGAGATAGTGTAACTTTACCAGCTGATGCAAAAATTGGTACAGTAATTTATATAAAAAATGGTGCAGCAGCAAATTCTGTAGATGTTTTTCCCGCTTTAGGAGACGACTTAGGTGCAGGCGCAAATACTGCAGTAGCATTAGCAGCAGGAGATTTTGCAGTTTAATTATGCACAACTAACAGTTCAATATGGGAAAAGCTAATGGGGGGTACTGCTTAAAGTGGCTACCAACGAATTCTATTATGATGGTTCAATATCTAATTACAGTTACCAAATGGAAAAGAACGTAACTGGACACGCAGCAGAAGTTATTAATTCAGTTA